AGTTAGTACCTGATCCAGCATCACCAACATAACCTGATGCTCTAGAAGTACGTCCTCTTAATACATCACCAACTGATACAGCGTTATTACCTGCTGCAAAGTTGATAGCAGTAAACATAGTGGGATCCATTAACCACAGTTCCCAAACTCCTGTTATAGCAGATTCTTGTAATTGCACAGTACGTGCTCTACCAATCATCCTACCAGTAACAGTATTGGTAGTATTAATAGTCCAATCATCGTACAACTCAAGTGTTTGATATGCTTGTGATACACCCTCACCAGTTAGCTCGGGCCATCCATATACATCATAAACTTTTACCATCTGTCCTAGACGGAATGCTAAGATGGCGTTATTTACCGATGCAAAGTCTCTTGGTTTAGGAGCATCCACATATTGTGGTACTAAAAACTCAGTCCTATAACCCTTAACATATGCTCTACCTGGGCTAATCTCATATGTTAATAGATCATCTGATGCTAAATTACCTGACTGTGTTGTTTCTCCTACTCTATAAACACCATTATTAAATCCGTCATCAAGAGTCTCTCTTGCTTTAACAGTAAAGGTGTCAATTACATAGTCTCCACTTTCTTCAAAGGTTCTTCTTGCGAGAGATCTTTCAAGTTCTGAATATGCTGTGTGAGTAACAAACTGTTCAACCTTTGAGTTGTTAATACGCAGTAATTCAATGAAGTTTTTATCTGTCTCGTCTGCGATAGGCTTCTTAGTGAGAGAAGTTTTAATTCTAAATCTGTGACCACCTGGAGCAGAATAGTTCGATGTGCCAGCTGCGTTGTCATTAAGAGACGGATCATCTTCTGGCGTAACAATTGACTCTGATACTTCCAATCCAACTCTATATGAGGGATTGTTAGAGTATTGGTCAAGGATGAGATATGATGATGGAATATCAACGAAATGTCCTCGGATAAAGTATACACCTGCATTAATATATGCAGTAGAAGCAACTGCTGTTGCATCTGTTGGAAGTAATTGAGCGAAGGGAGATCCAACCTCAATCAATGTTGTACCGAAGGTGATTTCATTTTCGGCCAATAGTTGCTCGTTGGGTTGAAAAGTCTTGATACCAGTGCCACTTACAGTATCACCTGACTCAACATACTTAACGTACAATGTAATATATCCCTTCGTAGACTCCGTAGAGGGGATTGAATATAATACTTTTGCTTTAATACCTGTTGTAATACCCTCGATAATTTGTCCTGTTATCTGGGTACGATATGTCTCAACATCTACTCCTAAGAAAGACTGTTGGACTACGACTGCTTGAACCTGTAGGTCATAACCAACCTGACCAGGTATAACCATAGCACCTTCTCTAAAGAAGTGCTGTCCAATCGACTCCATCTGATTCTGGAGAATCGACTGCATAGTCGTGAGTTCTCTTGCTTGAATCGGATATCCTGGTCGGAATAGGACTCTGTAAAAGTTTTTATCCTTATCGAAATCGTCAAAATAAGGACTAATATTTAGATTAGTATTCTGTGGCATTGAATTAGAACTCGATTACGATTTTGATATCCTCTATCTGGTCACCAGCACGAGTGATTGCTCCTCTGTTATCTATGTAGATAACGTCACCTGAGTTAGGATCTACTTCTGCTTTTGCATAACCATTAGTGAACGCCATACCTAGATCATATTCTGCGTTGTTTATAACCCTCGTGGAGGATCCTGAAACAATTGGGAAGTTAATATCTGGGTCAGCAGATGCACCAGAGGTTGCACCTACTATAGGGTTACCACCTTCAAACTCGATTAGGTTACCAGTAAATTCAGGGAAGATACCATCAACTCTATTCTGATAATATTTAAGTACCTTAGTGGTACTATTCCATGATATGACACGTCCTCTTGCTGTTACCTGCTGTCCACCTACAGTACGAGATTGTGTGATAATCTCATCTGTTTGGAAGTTACCAGTAAACGTAGGTGCAAAGATAGACGCTTTTGTTGCACTCAATGTTAAATCTGAGGTTAACTCTTGAGTACCAAACTTGTTAGGATTAATTACCAAACCAATACGACGGTAGTCGTTATCAGTTGGGAAGTCACCAGATCCTTCATCGTAGGTGAACTTTGTGTTGATCATCACACGGAAACCACCCAACTCAGTTGCTGGTGATGCACCATGTCCCATCGATGGAGGTATTACAACTTCAACGCTACCACCAGTACCTGTTCCAGCACCAATACCGTTGACTTCATCAATAATTACTTTACCAAAGGTGTATCCAGATCCACCAGATGTCACAGTAGCAGAAGCAATTCTACCACCATCTACAACAAGTGAGACTCTACCACCTACACCGTCTCCTTTAATAGGGACGTTTTCATATGTACCATTATTATAACCACTACCAGATGATCCAATGATAATAGTATCAATCTCTCCACCAATAGCATCTGCTACAACAGCAGTATCCTCAAGCACAGGCATATACTCGTTGGAGAAGAATTTTAAGACTTGACCAACAGGGATCGTGTACATATACTTCCAACGGTAGCCATCAGCAGTCGTGATAACAGATGTTGATGTCCCTGTGGGCTCAACAGTAGAAGGTTTACCGTTAGGATCAGAAGGAGATGTCCCGTTGTAAATGCATTTATAAGTTTGATACGACGAGTTAACAACGTAGAAATCAGCGTCGTAAAGTTTAGTCGCACCCGATGATGCAGTTTTAGTCGAGGAGTAATCATGTCGATACATATCATAAACATAACCCAATCCACCAGTGGTTTGCTCTGGGGGAATCCAGTCGGTACGCCTGATAACCTGAATAGTATCATTTGCTAATACTCTCTTCAGGGAGATCATATCCGAATAGTCATCCGCAAATTCTTGGAATGAATCTACTGGGTCTGGAGGTGCATTCTCATTATCCCACGGTTGTGGTCTGCCTATGAATACATAAAGGCGATCCCTAGAAGTACCAGCTTCCAGGTCTGACTGTGTTGGGTTTGGTCCCTCAAGTGCCTTTCTAAACCTTTCGGCAGTAAAGATTCTAAATTGGTCGGTTAATAGTGCCATGTCTAGCGATTGCCTTCTTTATATTTATAGGGGTTAATCATCCTCATTTCTGAGATATGTTGTATACTCAACTGCTTTGATAGTTGCCTGAGCACCTGATCCATTACCCCTTAGTAACTCCCCTTTATTAAACTTGAAGTTTGGATCATTGCTTACAATGTCCTTAACAGAGATAATATAGTCAGATCCTTCAGCTTCAGGTGCAGCATTGCTTGTTGCAGTCAGTCCTGTAGTCAAACCTTCTACTTGCTCAGTAGCAGTAAATGTAGTACCAGTAGTTAACGTAACAGTCAATGATGCTAGTGACTGATGTGCGTCTCCATCACCTAAAGCACCAGCACCCTGTATAGTTGCTACTAGAGGAGTTGCATTACCATCATATATCTGATCACCTTGTTGGAATAGAGTAGTATTCTGTCCACCAAGTGTCTCCTCAATACCATATTTAGATGATGCTATACCACCATCTAAGTTAATCTGATTCTCAAACTCAGTACCAGTGTTAACAAGGTCGATAATACCATCACCAAATTGCTGCACACCGTTGTTATCAGTGTACTCTTCATCATTATCTTCAAATACTCTATTAAGAATTGCACTTAATGGATCAGTGAATGCAACAATATTGTTACCCTCAGATTCTACTAATACGTGTGGTGCCACACCTGTGCCTGATGCTCCTGCAGTTCCAGCGACAAATGCTATGATCTTAGATTTCTCATTAGATCTACCACCATCAATAAATGCTAACTCGTCAACTTCAAATACAAGATATAATGCTCGGTTAGCGACATCCCAGTCATATACAATAGCAACTCGGTTAGTTGAACTCTCAACTACACGTCTTACTTTGTCTGTTACTTGGAATGAATACTGTGTTAAACCAGTATTAGGATCATCCTGTAAATTATCTAGGATGACTTTCTGGTCAAAACGGAAGTTTGTACCTCTATCACATCCTGTGAGAGAAGTAGCAGTCTTACCAGTATATCTAATTAATTCTCTTCCGAGCAACACCTTACCAGATCCTGCATATGGATTGGTATCTTCAACATATATGGTTGTTGCACCAGATGAGACGTTTGCTACTATACCAGCAAGGTTATAAAGTACTGAATTAAGAGACTGTCTATTTCTTGCCTCTCTTATTAGGTTAGTATCTCTAGTAAAGATAACCTCTGGAGGATCTGTATATCCACCACCTCCAGTCAGTAAGTCAATATTTGTAATTACACCAAGGTTAATGAATGCTTCAGCAGTAGCACCTGATCCACCACCTTTAATAATTTGTATAAGAGGAGGTGTCTCAAAGAATTCACCTTCATTAGTTAAAGTAATCTTTGAAACTTCACCAAACTGATTAACATTAGCAACACCAGTAGCACCTTGGCCACCACCACCGCTAATGATGATATTTACGTCTTCCTCTGTGTAGTTTCTACCTTGTTCCTGTATAGCAAGAGAAGTTATCAAACCTGTTACTGGAACTAACTCAGATCCAGATCCACCACCTCCAAGTATCTGTGCAGTGGCATCAAAATAAGTATCACCAGGTGTGGTCATCTGGATGAAATCTATACCACCATCATCTTTAAGGAAGACCTTACCAGCTGCAGATCCATCAGAACCATCATCTTCTATCTTAAGACGTAATGGATCATATCCTTCACCTGGGTCTAATACTTCTACAGCAGTCAATTCACCTAAGTCACCTTCAATGACTGCTCTTAATACTGCGTCTCTTATAGGAGTACCACAATTCTCAACTCTTAGTCTTGGTGGATCATTGGGATCATATCCACTTCCTTTTGCTTGTACATAAACATCCCTCACCCCAAATATACTATTGAATATTGGGATAATCTGAGCACCGCTACCTGGGACTGTTCTTGTCATACTACTACCAAATCACCTTTCATTGCTGGATGCATTGTGCACTGGTAAACATAAGTTGTACCAGCTGCTAGATCCATTGGGACTGTCCAATACTGGACTGATTCTTGGTCTCCTGTTACTCCTTCAGTCACTGCTGTACCACCTGCTGTCTGTCTGAGAGCAAGAGGGTGTGCTGCTGTTGTAGTATTATTCAACCTGTATGTAAATCCTCTATAGACATATATTGTTGGGTTATCTGTAGAAGGATCGACACCACCACCTGCTACTCTGTAAACACTATTGTTAGGTCCTGTGAAATTAAATCCTATAGTAGGTGATACTGTGGCATCCCAAGAAGTACCATTATGAATAAGATTGTTATTTTCTTGTGCAGTGTTAGAAATGTATACATCTGCGTTAACCGTTACTGTGTTTGAAGTTACAGCAGTTGTTACACCCTGGCCACCAGCGACACTAAGAGAGGATGTTGCGAGGGCAGCAGTTGTAGTACCACTGTCTCCAGTTACTGTCCTATACGTTACTTGCTCTACATTAGGAGAGTCATTTGTAATTGTGAGATTATCTCCATTAACAGCAGTACTAATACCAGTCCCACCAATGAGGTTAATAGTAGCAGTCGTACTGCTTGCGGTTTTGTTTCCTGAGTCACTTCCTATTACTCCGTAGGCATTTTGGTTTGCATCACCCAATGCCCCTGTCATGTTTATTGTGAGGGTGTCTCCGACGATTGCAGTCGAGATTTCAGTGCCTCCCGCAACTGTAAGGACATCAGTAGCAGCACTAGCAGTAGTACTGCCAGTGTCAGCAGTGAATCCTTCAAATAGATTTTGAGTGGTGCCACCACCTCCTCCACCCGAAGAATCATCATTTGCAGGCTCCCATGCACTGTTGCCAGCATTCCACTTAATAACTTGACCATCACTAGGACCTCCTCCTACTGTCATATCTACGTCGCCAAGATCACCAAGACTGTGATCCTCACCTATAATCTTCTTCCAACCACTACTAGTAGCATATCTAGCTGCTCCATCACCAGATACATATGCAAACATACCATGATGAGTAACAGCATCGGGGAGATCACCAGTTGTAGGGAAGTGATTACTATATTTTAGTTTACCATCAGCACCATCAATATATGTTAAAGCAGATCCTGTGCCACCAGCCCAGAGATGAATATCTCCACTGCCATTTGCTTGGATTGCTATATCACCATTGTTTGCTGATATGATTTTATGACCACCAACGTCTACATCTTCTGTAAACTTATTAAATGACCCCTCAGCAAACTGAGCACCATTCCACTTAAGTAGTTGATCCTGAGCTGGAGTGCCAACGTTGATTTGTAAATTGGTATCGTTACCGAGATTAGTATACAACTCATCAATGACGCTATTCAATTTAATAGCACCATCTCTTAGACTGTCTCCAGTCCCATCGTTTGCCGACGATCCAATTGCTAGGGTTTGCTTTGCCATGATAGTAGTCTTTACAGTGTTATTTAGGTGCCATCAAATGTTTGTAGTGTAGAGTCCATAGTAGATGAGGTACTATCGAATCTATTATCAGTGCTTCCACCATCTCCAGCACCCGCAACAGTCAATGTTACTGCATTAGAATCTAGTGGTGAGTTACTTGCAGCTTGTGGTGCACCTACAGGTCCAGCAATCCTACAACGGAATTTGTAACCAGTCATATATGAAAGTGCAGTAACTGAATATGTGTCAGTTGTTGCACCAGTTATAGCAGCAAATGCGAATCCACCATCAGTGGATCTATACCATTGATATGCAACAGGTCCGTCTTCTGGTAATACCTGTTTCTGAATTGTGAATGTAGCAGTCTGACCAGCATTAACCGTTGCATTTTGTGGTTGCAAGGTAAATGTTAGGGTTGGTACCACTCCACCACCTCCACCATCTCCACCACCAGCAGGAGGAGCCTCAACGGTGAACGTGGTGTCAATAGTTTCTCTAGTTTTTAGTCCAACAATGAATGGAAACTTAGTGATATCGGTGTTAGTTTCATCTACTGTTAGGAAATATGCATATGTACCGTCCTGATATTCAGGTGTAATGGTGAATCTACCGTTATGAAGGTCTAAATCACCAGTCCCTTCGACATATTCATAGTCCTCCATAAGAGTACCAGCTGGAGGATTATCACTTGTATTACCATAATCAGGTCTTCCTGCTATTTCTGTGTCTCTTACAGCATAACCAGTCCTCATTGTCCTAGTACCACTCAAATTATTGAATGGTGTAGCATAACCATAAGGTCCATAGATGGGAAATCCATCAAATGCTATACCAATTATCTTAGAATGACCGTCAGGATGACGAATATTGTCTCCATTATACTGAGTTGAACCATAATAGTCATTATATGATGCCATAGATGACCCTGCTTTCCAACAATCTAGGAAATGTGGGTCATGATAGTGGTAAATTCCGTTTTGCTCTGGGTGTCCACCACAAGAATCCTCTCCAGAGTTAATAAAAGGAGATTCTCCAGCAGCAACCCAACTAAAACCTGATGGAGGATTGAGTCCAGCACCAGCAGAAGGGTTAAAAATAGCAACTCCATTACCAGCAATGCCAATTTGACCTAAAGGAGTGTCACCTCTTCCATTTCTTTGGTCAAAATACTCCATTGTACCACTAACAGGAGTAGTTGCTTGGTCTGCTACGATGAAATCTAGTGTAGTATCGGTAGATAACCAACATTCACCATCAATTGAAGTAAATGTTGTGCTTCTAAAGATGAATTTTTGCTTTAATCCATCACTAAAAACAACCATTATCTCATCATTGACATCAATATCAGGGTTTGGACCAGTAAAAAGAGTTAAATCGTTTGTTGAGATTGTTGCTCTTCTAACAAATCCATCATGCGTATATCCATTATTATCAAATGTGCGAGTAATTCCAAATGTGCCTCCACGGTATAAGAAATCATGATCCCAATCCTTCTCTTGTATTGTATTAGGGTTATTGTCATTAGGGAACGCACCAGGAATCACAGGAGCAGGGAGGGCATCCGATGCTACTGTGATTATCTTGGTTGCGTTATCGTAGGAAGCAGTTGCTGCCATTGTTTTACTTTTATTTAGATGTCGTCAAAGATCAGATTAGGTGTGAAGTTACTGATTACAGTAGCACCTGTCTGGACGCTAAGGATAGCGGATAGTGAGTAAACTGGAGTTGCACCAGCAGCAGTGATTGCGACTCTGTATTCGTCACCATCGTCTGCCTGTTGAGCTGCATTTGTGTTGTATGTTGCTTGGTTAGCACCAATGATGTTGCTCCAAGTCTGTGTACCATACTCCTTCTTCTGCCACTGATAATTCATTGTCTGATCGTTAGTTACCGTGGTGACGACTGTGAATGCAGCAGTCTGACCTTGGTTAACTGTTACGTTAACTGGGTCTTGTGTGATTGCAATTGTACCAGGATCGATATCTCCAGCACCACCTGTGTATTCAGATCCTTCGCCAGCGAGTACGTCAAATCCACCGTTA